CCTGTTATCGCGGAAGTAAACCAAGGTGGTGCGTTAGTGCGCAACGCCATTAACACAATTGACCCAACTGTAAAGGTCCTTGAGGTCCACTCTAAATACGGCAAAGCCCTTCGAGCTGAGCCAATCACGCTAGCTTACGAGCAGAACCGTGTTCACCACATAGGGTACCTAGCGGAGCTAGAGTCCCAGATGACCTCGTGGATTCCAGGCGAAGGCAAATCACCTGACCGCGTTGACGCACTGGTCCACGCCCTTACGGCTCTACTCATCAAACCGCCCGCTGGATTCGTGGGCGGAAAGATCACAGCCAAATCCCCTGCGGGCCGAAAGATCCCTGGTCTCAGAAACACCTTCCGCGTCAGGTAGTTACATTTTCCCAATCTTCCTGTTATAATTATCCTAACAACGACGAAAGGTACGAAAATGACGAATCCATTCACAGCGGTAATTGACTGGCTAGACGAGAACGCAGACTTCGGCGCACCTATTGGTGCGTTCATCGGTGTAGGAATCGCCGTTGCCCTATGCTTTATCTTCGGTGCTTAATCCTGATATTCCTGATATAATTAACCTGTACGCCAAACGACGAAGGGACTTAAAATGCGAGAGCTAAAGAGACAGCTGATGCTTAAGGTAGAACACCACCAGATGATGGAGCGCAATGCTCGTATCTACAAGATGCAAACAATCGGTTATCACAAGGCAAAGGCAGAAGCCTTTCAGCAAACATTGGCAATGATTGAAGAACTCAACAACGAAGGGACAGTAGCATGTTAACAGTAAAAGAGTATCGCCGCAAGGGATTTCAATACCGCCGCATTTCATTTACCTTAAAGGTAATCGCCGGATTGTGGACTATCGCGATGATCGGTATCTTCGTAACATCACCTACACTCGTAGGATTCTTTGCGATGGCAACAGGAACTGTAGCCTTCGTTCTTCCAACACTTCTCATCTCCACAGTGTATGACTCACGCGCCGAGGCACAGTTCAACATGGCGTCTGCCAGTAAGCACACCGCTCTTCTTGGAGTAGTCTCACCAAAAATATAATTTTACAGATACGGTAGATAGGAATATAGTTATTCCAATGACGTTTACGGAGGACAGATGACTGGAACAAACCAGCGAGAACAGATATATGTGTACGGAGTCTGTTCGTTGTGCGCTGAGTCCAACGTGCTCGTGTACGAGCTAGACGACAACCTTCTCTGTGCGGAACACTACAGAGATAGAACAAGACACATTAAAAGAGTTACTCCCTGCGATAAATGTGGAGGCGACAACGCCGTCAGAGATCCATCACATCGTAGGAACGAGTACCTCTGCTGGTCATGTCACGAGGTAAACGGCTTCGTCATAGACAACTCCGTGATTAAACGAGCTATCGTTTCGTTGGTCAATAACTTTACTCGAGGTAGCAAGATTAAATGTGAAGCGGCCGGATACGGCAGCGACTGTGATAACAACGTAAAACCGCGTGGTCCATGGGGTGGTCGCCTACTTTGCAACAACCATGGGAAGATGCCACCAAAGCCTGAAAAAGGCACAAAGTCTTGAGCAGTCCTATTTGCTCAAATAAATACATAATCACACAGTGTGATTACGTAGCAACGAAAGGAACGCAATGACAACAGCAACGATAACATCAAACCAGGCAGCCGCTCTTTACGCAGCCGGAAAGTCTGTAGATGAAGTAGCTACAGAGCTGAGTATTACCTACGGTAAGGCTCGCAAGCTCATCGCGGAAAGCGGCACACCAATCCGCAACACGTCAGATCGTCTAAAGGGTAAAACCCGTAAGGCTAAGTAACTAATGGATAGACTCCTTTTGCGGCTGCAAAGCCTCATCTGGCCAGCTGTTATCTCGGCTGTCCTATCCATCCTAGCGGTACTTACTGCCCTTCTAACCCCGGATAAAGGCACGCTTGCCCTTGCCCTTGGGTTATCAGCGGTGGCTTGGGCCTGTCTAGCTCAAACGGTGTAAACGTAGTCCCTCCCCGGTTGGGCCCAGGGAGGGGTTTACTTTCCTTCAAGATAGTGTTATAATTAACCTATCAAAGGAAAGGAGGTGGTAAAAATGCCACTACGCGGACTAGTACACGACAGCCCAATCATTACACTCGTGCAAAAGAGTACTAAGGGATCTAAAATGAGACGTGATGCACAAAGGAATACATTCACCATCTTCTTTGGTCGCCTGATTGTAAAGTTAATCTACGCAATCATCAATTTAGTTAAGAAGATAAAAAACAGATAACAGGCGCCTACGGGTGCCTGTTTCTCTTTAACTATGGTATAGTTAACTACAGGCAAACAGCCTACTACGGAGAGACGAAAGGATACGACTATGTCATCCCTTTTTATCTCCGGCCCTACGCAAGCGGTAGAGGACAAGCGCGAGCTTGAGAAGCGTAGCGGTAGCAAGAAGCTCATTGGAACCTCAATGGGTTGTCCCATCCCCGACCTAAGGAGGCGAACTAGCGTTGCAAAAACTCACATTACGTGGAATAGCAATGTCGACCGTAGCCTATATTACGGCAATAACAATTGGAATCTTCTCGGTATCAATGCTTACAAGCAATGCCGCGGTGAGTCCAACAATAGTACCAGAGCACATCACACAGATCGAGCAGCTTAATCCTTTATTAGCTTTAGAGGATGCAAAGGAACTAACGTCGTACGAGCTCGTAGAGCTACTTGCGGCTGTTGGTTTTCAAGGCAATGCGCTCAAAACAGCATGGGCAGTTGTCATGCGTGAGTCAAGGGGGCATCCCACTTCTCACAACAAGAACGCCAACACCGGCGACAATTCATACGGCCTATTCCAAATCAACATGATTGGAAGCTTAGGCACCGACCGCCTGGCTAAGTTCCAGGACAAGATAGGCATCACTAAGATGGCTGACCTATTTGACCCTGTGGCTAACGCCAAGGCTGCCTACTACATGACTGCGGGAGGCAAGGACTGGGGCTCATGGGGCTTAGGTCCTAATGCCTACGACGGTGATGCAGTCGAGCCTGCGGTAACACGCTGGCTAGCCGATTTCCCTAAGTCATAATCTCAGGATAGGAATATAGTATTCACATGACTGAAGAAATTAACATCGAGCCTACAGACGACATTGAAGTTGATGCCCCTGTTGAGGTAGTCGAGGAAGAAGTATTAGCTCCTGTTGTAGAGCCTGAACAAGTTATTGTTGAGGAGCCTACACCTGAGCCAACGCCTGAGCCTGTAGTTGTAGAACAACCTAAGGCATCACATCAGGTTAGCCACGCAGTAAGTGGAGAAGACGTCGATGACGTTATACTCGCTAACTGTGTATACAAAAATGTCTATGCACGCAAGTCATTGACAGTACATCATCTGCAACGTCGACTCATCGAACTTGGTTACAAGGACGCTGACGCTGACAAGGATGGTTGGCTAGGCGACGAGACTGTAGCTTCAATCAAGGACTTCCAGGCTGATAAAGGAATGGATGTCACAGGATCTGTTGACGCTGATACCTTTACAAAGATCTTTGAAGGAGATGTACACGTACGCGTAGTACTATAAGCCTTCTTCACAAGGAAGACCGATACTCATACAGAGTGTCGGTCTTTCTTACTTTCTAAAGAAAAAATAAAAAAATGTTGGAGACGTTTTTGAAAAGGTCTCAAAATACGCATAACCCTTTCTCACGCCAAAGCCATTTTAACCAAAAGGTACTGTTTCTGCTTCGTTTGTACACGTTACTATAAGCGCAGTTTGTACACATTCGTCTCAAAAGATGATACATTATTCTCGTGGCGCATACACCCGATCTACCAAAGAGCGAAGCCCTCTTCTTAGCCTCCCTCTCCAAGGAGCAACTATGGCGCCGTGTCAAAGATCTCAACGATGCAGGCTGGACCCTACAGTCCATAGCCGATGCGTTTGACCCTCCACGCCGTCGCTCGACCGTGCGCTCCTGGGTTATCAAGGATACGCCTGAGTGTGATTTCGTCACCGCGACCCCTACGCCTCCGCAGCCAAAGGCAAAATCAAGACGCAAGCGTCCAAGGTCTCCAGGTATCCCGCACGACGAGCAGTTGCGTATCGCACGCCTGTCACCTCTTGCTCGGCGCTTTCGCGCACGAACAAACCCGTCGTCTACTTCTTTCACCGCAAATCAGGAACTAACAAGTATCGCAGGACTTCTTTACAATAAAGGTGTTACCGTTTCAGAGTTAGCCCGTGCATCAGGAGTTACCTATCGCGCGATGAAACGCAGAGTAGATAAGGCGCTTACACAATGAAGATCATTCACGATTTCTTCCCCGCAACCATAGTTGCGATTGCGCCGGGAGTCCTAGAGGATTTCACTACCGCGTCTACGCAGTATTCCCACGTACCTAGCGGCAACAAGTTTTTAGAGCGCGTTCGCGTTGTGATTCTCCAAAACGACCACGGCGAGCTAATCTTTATGGTGGCAGGAGATCATCACTCAGGACCGCGGCTAATTTTCCGCGAGAAAATTTCTAACCTTAACTGGTCAGGAGATAAATCAGTAGATTCCCAGGCGCTTATGGAGTCAGGGAAGATTATGGCGTTTCGTAAGACCCAAGGTTGCTCAACCTGCGGCAGCAGACTGCGATCTTGGAGCCCGTATATAACAATGGACTCAGTAAAGGACCCTACCGAATGAACATAGATACATATATGATCGAGCGTATGCCTGTTGCGCATATCATTATCCTCTCCCTATTTGTCTACCGAGTAACACGGCTCATCGTCTTGGACGAAATCTTAGCTCCGGCCCGTGATTGGATCTGGGATAGAAAGCCTCCGCACTCTTCTCAGATAGGCTATTTCTTTACCTGCCCTTGGTGCGTCTCGTTGTGGGTCGCGCTCCCGGTTGTGTTTTCATACGCTCTATTTCCAAGTATGACTATCCTAGTTGGGTGTATATTTACCCTGTCCGCTATAGCGGGACTTATAACTGCGCGCCTGGATCAATAATGATTCAACGCTCCGTTAACCAACGACGAGGAGTAACACGTGGGACTATTCTCCAAGGATAGTAAGAAGCCTAACCGGGCTACCACCGGCCCTCGTCGCATCACCGCACAGGCACCTCGTCAAACTCAGCAACAATCAATAGTCTACGAAGGTGTCACCTACGCACAGACAGTTCCTTACTCTGCTCCTCGCGCTCTTACAGCCGCGGCAATGCAGATGCCCCTTAACGATAAGGGCGAGGTTGAACGCTTTAAGCAACGCCGTAACGGCAAGTCAAGTGACTGGCAGAGTGAAGCCTGGGAGTACTACGACGCTATCGGTGAAATTAAATACGCCTTTAACTTAGTTGCCTCGGTTGTTTCACGTATTCGTTTATACGCGGCGGTAGTTGACAATCCTGCGGAGAGTCCTATCCCTGTTCGCAACTCCGATGTT